TTCCATTCTTCCTGCACCACAAGGCTATTGCAGACCATAATGCATAAGGTGTAAGGCTCCAGCCTTTTCCTTTATTCCTGCAATATGTAACCGCACTGTCAAAATTCATGTTTGTTGTAGGTTCCCTCATAGGTAGTGAATACCCCCTGCTGTTAAGCACAATATTCTGGAACTTAGAAACATAGATTATATCTTTTTCCACGCTGTTTACTGAAAAAGCAGGGTGTATGTTCTCGCTACCGCCTGTCATAATGTCTGATATTTTCTGCTTTGGAAACGGCACCATGACCGATGGCATATCCACGTCATCAAAAAGGACGGTATTTTTACCGCCCGACATAGCCTCTACAGCAAGTTTAAAATCATCAAAATTTGGCATCTCAAATTACCTCCAATTCCCATAATCTTATTTCGCAGTTGTCAATATTGAATGGAACAGGAACCCTCTCCACGCTCTTTTCTGCGTCCGAATCCTCTGACTCCTTTTCAACCTCCTCGTAAGCCCTTGCAGGAATTACAATCTGTGCTACATACCTTTCGCCCAGGCTTGTACCCATTACAAGGCTTCCCTCGCTGTCCTTGCATATGTCAAGGACTACCTCGTTGTCCCTCTCCTTCTTGTCGAGACGGAACGAAAGCTCTCCATCGTCAAAGTCAATCGTGTTCCCGTCCACCTCGTAGGGGATAAAGTTCTTGCCGTTTTCCGGCATAAATACTTCTTTCATGCAAAATACCTCCTTCTGTTCTGTGACATTCTGACAGCCTCGTTAGTCCTAGCCGCTGCAATCTCGGCAGCCTCCCTCATTGCGGGATCTCCCCTGTCAACTCCGTAGGACTTCATAATATGTTCGGCATCCGCCTTCCTGTCCTCATTCTTGATAATAACGTTCATTTTTAGATACCTCCTCGTATATAACAGTTAATTACAACCTGTGTCGCCGAGCCTGTGTAGGCAATCTTGAATCCGTTCAAAAGCTTGTCTGATATTTCAAAATCACCCACTGCACCACCTGTAACCGATACAACGTCAATGTCCACTGTATAGTCCTTTGTGTTTCTTTCAGTAGGCAGCTTTACAGTGGCTTTTGAATTGTTAAATGGGTATTTTTGGGTATTAACAAGCGTGACCGGTATAATCGTGCTTGTTATTCCATCCAATGTGTCCTCGTGGAATTTTAGCGTTCTTACAGTTTCAGCCGCCATAAGCATTGCCTCCAATGCCGCATAGTCCATTATGTTGAAATTCGTTGCGTTCTGCGGAATACCCTGATGTCTGACTTCTCCTGGCGATGGTGTGAGCTGTTTCAGGCCATTACCTAAATCCTCTTCCTGAAACCTTCCAGGATATTCAACAACACGATCTTTCCAATTAACCAAATCTCTCATGCTTAATCACCTTCCTTCTAAACTTTTTCCTCAATTGTGAAACGGCAATCATAATAGAAACCTTCCGCTACGGATGCCATGTTCAGGTTTTCAGCTTTAGACAGCCACAGCTGATTGTCCTGGTCATAAAGCTGTATCTCCGTTACTGTCACCGAACCTGTGTCTTTTGTTTCGATTTTAAACGAAGCTGTTACTGTCCCTGATGAATCCATAGTGATTTCCTCTATGTTCGCCTTGTAATAGGTGGAACCTATCTTGTACTTGGCGTATGCAATTGTACGCTTGGTGTACTCCCTGTACCCCTGCAATGCCGCCTTTGTCAAAAGCCCCATATATCGTCCGCCTCCTTTCCTTATCCCTTTTATATGTCAAAGGTATCACCGCACATTTTGTACTGTATTCCATAGCTTACGGTCTCAACCTCTGGGATAACACCTTCATTTCCTACCGATACCGCTGATGATGTTTTGGGGATTGTACCCGCCGCCAAATCATCTGATGCAGGCATGGATTCAATTTTATTCCCTTTGCCTTCCGGCGTGATTTCAACACCGTTTCCGACAAGCACGTAACCGCTGCTTGTCTTTGGTATTGTTCCCGACATAGTGTGATGTATTTTGTACCGCCCTGTGCCTGTCTTTATCCTTATATGGGTGTCTGCCGTCACCCCCACCCTGTATGCAAGATGGGCGGGCAGGCGTCTTTCTATTATTCCTTGGACTTTTGAAACGTCTATGGGTGATCCGTCCGAGATCAGTTTTATATCCACTCTATGCAGGAATGTTACCTCGCTGTCCGTACCCGTATACGCCTTTATCATGTCCGAAAGCTTGTATGTGCTTATCCTGCCGCTCCCCATGCGTGTAGCATTTAAAAGCCTGCGTCTCTCCTCAAGTGTCAGCCCTGTGCTGTCGAGTTTGTAGAAGTCCTCCATCCTTGAAAGCATATCTTCGTCCATAGTGTCGGTAAACATGTTCCTGCACCATGCCTCCAGCGAGTCCGCCATCTGGTCTATCGTCTGCCCGGCAAAACGCAGGTTCGCATCGGCCTCTTTAATCCCTTGGTAGTATGTCGGTGTCCAGTCCTTAAGCTCGTCATAACCTGGTCTGGTATTGTTAAAATATGTCCCTGTGTCAATCCGCGGCAATTACAAGCACCTCCTTTAATACCGGCACTGCGGTGCTGCCCACCACGATGTTATCATCACCGCCGTTTATCATAAGCCCCTCGTAGTCGAGTACCTCTGACAGTCCCGCTATAATTGCGCCAATCCTTGACAGCCTTATAGTTATACACGCATCTTCATCTGATTCGAGTACGAGTGTCTTTAGGTATTCCGTTATTGCATTCTCTGCTGCTGATTTACACCCTGGCAGCGTCGCACCGTCCTTTAGCGTCACTGAAAACGATACGGTTATATCCTCGGCCTTTGCGGAAACCGCTAGGAAGTGTGCGCCCATGTTTGCCACGCCCCCTCCGAATCCATCCCCGCATATGTACTCATTGCCGTCTGCATCTGTAAACACATAATTCTGCGTTATAGGGTCTATGTATTCCTGAACCTCGTTGACCGCCTCGTCATCCGCCGGAAGTCCGTCCATATTGTACAGCACCGCTCTGACTGTGTTCTCGCCTGCAAACAGCGGCTCTATCCTCGCCCTGCCGATGCCAGTTATCGATTCGCACCAAGTCTTGTAATCCTGCCTGTTGCCGTTCTCAGCTGGTGTCGCCAGTTTCTCCTTTAGCCTAGATCTTAATGCATCGTCGGTCTCCTCATCGCTTCCAAGGGTGTGCACTTCACCCAATGTTGCGCTTTCAAGTCCTTCTATATCATAGACTGGGAGTAACAATGCCCCTGCTGAGAGAGTATTGCACTCAGTTCCATCTGTCTCGGCCTCTAAAAGGTTTGCACCGTTGTCATCCTCTATGACAGTGAAATAATAATTTGTATTCTCAACAAAAAACCTGTCGCCTGCTGACGGCTGCGCCCCCTCGAACACCCCGTAAAATACGGCCGGTGTTGCCTCGTGGCGTTCCATGCCGTATTCGGCCGCCTTGTCATCCAGCACGTCCGCATAGCACGTGTCAAGTGCAAACATGTTGAACAGCTCCTTTAGGTTTGCAAAGAAAAAAGCAGCCCTGAGGCAGTGTCCTGCCGCCATGTCCATGTAGACTGAACCATTCCTTGTGTCGACACCCAGCTCATTGCCTAATGCTTTTGCCTGTGTAAGGAAATACTCCTCTGTAAATTCTTCAAACATTATATTTCCACCTCCTCTTGCGTGGAACCATACACTGTATCAGCTGTAAATGATATGCATACAGCGTTTCTCTCATCATCGGGGTAAGTGAAGGAAAAATCGTGAACGTCCAGTATGCGCCTATCGGACAGTGCCTTCTTTACAAGGCGCGGTATGTCGGCTTCAAGGTACTCGCGCGTTGCACCCTGACCGACAAGCGACTTTATGCCACTCCCAATGCTTGTGTCATATATCAGATACTGGTTGCACTCCGTCTTGAGCGTCTTATATATGTACTGCCGTACTGCCTCTATTCCGTCCACGGTTCCCGACAGCCTTCCGTTTTCCCAGTCTATCGCATATGTGCAGCTTTCAGGTATGGACGTGTCCTCAAACCTCTGTATATCCTCGTATGTCAGCCCCATGTCAGCTTCAAGAGCCATTCAAATCACCCCTTCCCCAATACGAAATAGGAGTTGTCCCCATACTCAGTCACGTATGCGGTATCGCCCTTTTTAAGCGACACATGGGCGGGGACCACAAGGAACTCCTTCGTCACCACTGTGCTTGAATCCCCTGTGAACTGCAGCTGTAATGGTGATGTTTTGACAACGCTGCAGGCAGTTATCCCCCCCGACGATGTCTTTGCTATATGTTTTATTAATCCTGTCATGCTTTCCGCCATGTCCAGTCACCTCCGTTCCCGTCTCCATCATAAATAATCTTGTGCCTCGTCCGATGCAGCCTGCGCCCTCTGCGCCGCCAGCTCTGCCTGCCTTGCCGCATAGTCGGCGTTTGTAGTGATGACCGCCTGCGCCATGTTCACAAGGGACTTCGCCTCCGCAAGGGCCGTCTTTGCCTTCTCGTACTCCGCAAGTGCCTTTGAAGCCTGTGTGATTGCCGTCTTTGCATAAGATGCCGCCTTTGCCTTTGTCTTCTGTTTCTTTGCGTTTGCAAGCGCCTTCTCCGCAGCCGTTGCGTACTTCTCCGCAGCCGCACCCGCCTTTACAACCTTTGCCTCCGCAGCCTTCTTTGACTTCAACGCCGCCGCTGCATCCTTCACTGCCTGCTTTGCCGCAGCTGTCGCCGAAGATTCCGTCGCCGTCTCCACTTCGCCCTCCTCGTTGACGCTTTCGAGGTCTGTCGCAAAGTTGAGTGTGAGCTTCATCGTGTGGTAGTCGCCGTCCCATGTGTGGGTGTCGGCATCCACATAGAACGCCCTCCCTATGCCTATTTCGGGGATGCTTGCATAGACCGCCGTTCCTGAATATACCGATGACACCCCCAGTGCCGTAATGTTCAGGCTTTCAGCAGGTTTTTTAAGTTCATTGAGCATTGTAACGGCAAGCGTCTTAAGGTTTTTTGTCTCCTCGGGTGTCTGCACGTCCTGCATCATGCCTATCTTCCCCTCAAGCTCCATGTCAGACCACGTCGCCGCCACACCTCCGTTGCTTGAAAGCAGCTTTATCCTCGTCTTGGTGTTCGATATATCCCTGCTGTAACTGTACTGGGTTATGTTGCCGTAGGCGCTGC